AATGGTTGTTGAGGACTTCCCAGTTGAGCGCCTTGTGGTGAAGCCAGAAGGCAAAGGACGCCCATCAATCATTCATCGCTGGGAACAGGATTCTTGATCTTCTGTTCAAGATCAAGAACTTCATAAGCCCTTAACTTTGGAACCGTGTCGCCCCACTGATATGTCGCTTGTGTGCTAATACCGAGTGCATCAGCCAACTTGCGGCGGGTTCCGAATACCTTGATAGCGTACTCTGTGTTCATGTCGTCCTCCATGATAAAGATTGCAAAGTGCGCTTGACTTATCGCAAGAATCAATGTTTAGTGCAAGATGTTGAAAGTAGAAATGGAGAGTTGCTATGAGCAACATTGACGCTTTGGCGCGTGATTGGCTTGTTGCCAAACGTGCCGAACAGGATGCCGCGTACCGCCGCATCAAGATCGAGGGTGAACTTGCTGCCGCCCTTGACGTGAAAGATGAAGGCAGCATCACACACAAATTGGAAGAACACAAAGTGACACTGACGCAACCAGTGCGTCGTTCGCTTGATGCTAAAATGTGGGAAGGTGTTAAGCACAAAATCCCAGAGCAACTTCGTCCAGTCAAAACAAAACTTGAGGCAGATGCTTCTGGTATCAAGTGGCTGGAGGAAAACGAACCGAATATGTGGGCAAAGGTTGCGCCTGCATTTACGAGCAAAAAAGGAAAGATCAGCGTGAAAGTGGAGAATATCTGATGGCAATCGACCTATCACAACTTGAAAAGCCTACAGGGCAACGTCCTATTATCATTACTCTTTTTGGAGAGGGGGGTATGGGAAAAACGACTCTGTCCGCAATGTTCCCAAATCCTGTATTCATCCGCACAGAGGATGGAACTGCCTCCCTACAGGGGAATGAGAATGTTGCCATGTTCCCGATTGCCACATCCACACAGGATGTTCTTGACGGAATTGAGGCTCTGGCAACACAAGAGCATGACTACAAGACACTTGTTCTCGACAGTATCACTCAGCTTGCGACGATGATCGAGCACGAGATTGTGGCATCCGACCCCAAGGCAAAATCAATCAACCAAGCGGGTGGTGGCTACGGCGCTGGATACAGCGCGGCCTCCGAGCGGCATCGTCAGATTCGTGAATGGGCAGGTGCTCTGGCCTATGAGAAAGGCATGAACGTCGTATTCATCGGCCACGCTGATGTGGAGACGATGGATTTGCCAGACATGGATCAATACAATCGCTACAGCGTTCGGCTGCACAAGAAGTGCATTGCTCACTACACCGACAATGTTGATGCTGTTTGCATGGTTCGCCTCAAGACATTTGTTCGCGGTGGTGATGGTGATAAGAAACGCGCTATCAGCACACAGGAGCGCGAAGTAATCTGTCATCCGCAGGCAGCAAGTGTCACCAAGAACCGCTTCAATATCACCGAACCGCTTCCGTTTACTTTTGACGGTGGCAACCCCTTTGACCAATGGGCAGCTAAATAAGGAGACCCGACCCATGAGTATGAATCTTTCTGGCTTTGATGCAGGTACAGTCGATCCAACAACCACATATGAACCCATCCCAGCGGGATGGTACAAGGCTGTATTCACAGAGAGTGAAGAGAAGCCAACAAAGGCACAGACTGGCAGCTACCTGCAACTGTCCGCCGAAATCATCGAAGGCGAGTTTCAGGGGCGCAAGTTGATTGAGCGCCTGAACCTAAACAACCCAAACAGCACGGCTGTTGAGATCGCACAGCGCACCTTGTCGGCTATCTGCCGCTCTATCGGTGTTATGACACCGCGCGACAGCACTGACCTCCACGACAAGCCGTTTATGGTGAAGGTCAAGGTAAAGCCTGGCGATGGGAACTACGGTCCTTCAAATGAGATTGCAGGATACGAGGCCACAAATGGCGGGAGCGCCGCTCCTGAACCCGCTCAGGCAGCGTCAGGGGCATCTACGCCCCCGTGGAAGCGTTGATTTAGGCATGGGGCGGTATATCCGCCCCATTACTGGATGAACGGAGGTAGGTGATGAACCTAGAGCAGCACACAACGCCCGAAACAATCCGGCGTATCTATCAGCACTACAAAGACAAGCGAAAGAATGAGCATCGCCCGCACTTGGGCGGTTCCCAGATTGGGAACGAGTGCAGCCGCGCTTTATGGTATCAATTCCGTTGGGCATGGTCGCCTAATTTTGATGGGAGACTTCTTCGCTTGTTTGAGACGGGCGACAGGGAAGAAGAGCGTATTGTCAGAAACCTGCGTGACATTGGCATCAAGGTATGGGAGCGAGATCCAGAAACAGGCAAGCAGGTTCGATTTGAAGCGTGTGGTGGTCACTTTGCGCTAAGCCTTGATGGCGTTGGTGAGGGATTCCCTGAGAGCGGCCAGCCGCATACGCTTGAGTTCAAGACCATGAATACAAAGAAGTTCAAGGCCCTTAAGGCCAAAGGGCTTCAAGAGGTTCACCCTGTTTATTGGGCGCAATGCCAGGTTGGTATGCACTTGAGTAACCTTAATCGTTGCGCCTTCATTGTCGTCTGTAAAGAGACGGACGAACTCTACATGGAACGCATCAAACTCGACGAAGCAGAGGCGATAAAACTGATTGCTAAGGCCGAAAGCATTGTTTTTGCAGACAATCCTCCGCCGCGTCTGAGTGAAGACATGACGGACTGGCGCTGCAAGTTCTGTCCGTACTGGGCTGTCTGTCACGGCTGCAAGATACCAGAAGCCCACTGCCGAACATGCGCCCATGCAACACCGGAGCGCGACGGATTTTGGTCTTGCGCCAAGGGACATGAGTTTGGCGAGGTATGCCAAGAGCACTTATTTATACCTCAGATGATGCCGAAAGGTTGGGAGGTTCTGGATGCCCGCATGGGGTGGGTGGAATATCACGATGAAGATGGTGAAGTGGTGCGCAACTTTCAGAACAGCGAAGAACTGCATAAGAGCAGAATGAAATAAAACAAAACCCAAAGAAAGTAACAAAATGACATTCAAACTAAGACCCTATCAAGAGGCATCAATCAATGGACTGTATGAATACTGGGCGACTGGGCGTGGAGACAATCCACTCATCGTTGCTCCTACTGGTGCTGGCAAGACCGCTATCCTCAGTCAGATAGTCAAAGACGCAATGTCGTTTCCCGGTACGCGGGTGATGGTTCTGACTCATGTCAAGGAACTACTGACCCAGGGTGCTGAAGGATTAGTTCGCATGTATCCAGAGGCCGACTTTGGCTTCTACAGCGCAAGCGTAGGCCAGAAGAGGCTCGACAAGCCAATTACCTTTGCGGGCATCCAGAGCGTCTATCAGAGGGCATACGATATGGTTCCTCCGCCTGATTTGATTATAGTGGACGAAGCGCACATGATCCCAAAGAACAGCGAGACGCGATATGGCAAGTTTCTTGCTGACCTGAAGCAGTGCAATCCAAAGGTAAAGATGATTGGCCTGACTGCAACTCCATACCGTCTTGATAGTGGGTATTTACATAAAGGAAAGGGCGCTCTTTTTGATGGTATCGCATACGACATTCCAGTTGGAATGCTAATGGATGAAGGCTACCTCGCCCCTGTTATCTCTAAAGGTGGCGCAAAAAAAATTGACCTAACGAATGTAGGAAAGCGAGGCGGTGAGTTCATCGAGCGTGATCTTGCGATTGCGGCGTCTGATCCTGAACTTGTGCGTTCAACTGTTGAAGAAATTGTTGAATATGGTCACGACAGGAAGGCTTGGTTGGTGTTCGCTTCCGGTCTTGAACATGCAGATATGCTCAGAGAGCAGTTTGAATGCCACGATGTGATTGCGGAAGTTGTATCAGGTAATGATCCGGCAAAACAGAGAGACAGAAAGATTTGTGACTTTAAGTCCGGGAAAACACGCGCACTTATAAATTGTGGAGTGCTAACCACAGGTTTTGATCATCCTGCGGTTGACCTCGTTGCGATGGTTCGGGCAACGGAGTCCACCGGGTTGTATATACAGATTGTAGGTCGTGGCACACGCCCGGTTTATGCCGATGGGTATGATCTAAGCTCCAATCAAGGCAGAGTTTCTGCGATAGAGAACGGATCAAAGCCTAACTGCCTTGTGTTGGATTATGGAGACAATGTGGCGCGTCACGGGTTTATTGATGCAGTCAAGCCAAAGATCAAAGGCGAAAGCACAGGTGAAGGCGAAGCACCAACGAAAGAATGCCCTGAGTGCAACACTATGGTGTTTGCTGGATCGCGTGAGTGTCACGAATGCGGACACGAGTTTCCTCCGCCTGAATTGAATCACTCTCACAAGTCTTATGGTGGCGCGATGCTCTCCAGTCAGGTTCAGGACGAATGGGTTGATGTTGATGATGTGAATTATGAGCGTTGGCAAAAAGAAGGGAAGCCTGATAGCATTCGTGTGACATATGTCTGTGGACTTACAAAGATAAGCGAATGGTTTTGCCCAGATCACGGCGGATATGCAGCAAGTCGATACCAATCTCGTATGCCAGCTTTGAAGGCGTTTTCCAAGACAACTGATGCCGCTCTTATGGAATGCTCAAGATGGATAACGCCTAGCCGCATCAAGATTAGACCTGACGGTAAATACCATAAGATCATGCAGCTTGATTACAGCGGGAAGAGAGAGAATGAGAAGTCCAACTTTGACAAGTCAGAAGAACAAAGAATCCGAGAGCTTGCAGAGGACTTCATGTAAGGACTGCATGAATTTGTACGATGGCAAGTATTGCACCAAATGGCGAGATGTAGTTCCAGAGGAGGTTCAGCCAAATGGCTGTGAAGAAATCGACCAGTTCCCACCCTTCTGAGCATCAAGAGCAAGTAGGGCTGATAACCTGGTTTCGTCATAAGTTTAACGGCACACTGATATTCGCAATTCCAAACGGTGAAAAGCGTTCTATCAGTGTTGCCAAAAGGCTGAAGGCTGAAGGGGTTGTTCGTGGCATTCCAGATTTATATGTCCCAGAATGGAATCTATGGATTGAGATGAAAAGAATTAAAGATGGATCTTTATCAAAAGAACAAAAGCAAATGATTGAATATCTACATAGCATCGGCCACACAGTAATTGTTGGGAAGGGTGCAGCCGATGCTAGTCGTCAGGTTATGGAGTTTGTATCTGGTGAGAAATCATAACTGCACCAACTCCTCCACCTTCTCATAAACATTCAGCGCCTTCGACATCTTGATGATGTATTCCCACTGCTCAATCCAATCAGGTGTTACGAGCAGATGCTGCGCATGTTCTCGAACCCAGAGAATTGCATCAAGTTTGTCGCAGAGATTGATCCAAGATATGTCTTTGTCAGACGGAACGGGCAGATCAAACTTCTTGGCGACTTCCTCCTCATAGTGCTCCATAATCGTCTTTAATCTGCCAGACTTCATCGGGCCAGGCATATCACCTGTGAAGACCTCGGCAGCGTCGTGAGTGAGCGCACAGGCGATCAGGTGAGCCGACGGGAGCGGGTGTAGCATCAAGAGCAGCATGGCAACCCTGTGGCTATGAGAAGCCACGTCATCGCCGCTCTCACGCAGTCCACGGTCGATGCTGCTGTGCCACCGCTTGACGCAGCCGGACTTCCAGAGAATTGAATCGGGTTTCATACCTCTACCACCTCCACACCGGCTTCTGCAAACTGTGCCTCGCTCAACACCAGATCATCCTTCCAGCGATCCAGAAAAAACGAGTCCGGCGTTGGATAGATGACGTGCTTGATACCAGACTGAATGATCTGGGCAGCGCACTGGGCGCAACATGGATGCGTCACAACGATGGTTGATCCTTCAAGCGGCGCTGTAGCGAACAGGATAGCGTTCTTTTCTGCGTGGAGCGTAAACTTATACTTCGTCGGCCTATCGTGTAGGCGCTCTTCTGTGTCGTTCACACCACGAGCAAAGCCGTTATAACCCGCGCTGACAAACCTACGCTGCTCATCAAAGATGACAGCACCTACTTGCGTGGACGGATCTTTGCTCAACTGCGCTACATGATTGGCCATGCCCATAGCCCATTCGATTAGTCGGGGAGTATTTATCGGGTTCATTACGATTCTCCTTGATTGGTTCACTGAAAATGTGCTACCACCAATACACGATACGAATCAAGGAGAATCAAACATGCAAACGACATTCACCGCCATTGAATCCTATGACCCCGCTGACTTTCCGCAGTTCGCGGCTCTGTATGAAGATGAGCAACTACACGTCGGCGGCGTGGCGACTGGTCGCTCTGTCCGTAACGATTACGGTGTTCCTGGTTCGCCTGTCTGGTATGACATGGAAGACATTCTCGTTGATGAGTTCGAGATCAACGGTGTCGCCTACACATGGAAGCAACTCAATGCAGCGTTTTCAAAGATCGCTGACGACCTGCATGTTATCTGCGCAGAGGCAGCAGAGAAAGAGGAAGGATGGGAATGACCACTGACCAACAAGCAATCATCCAACGCATCAAGCGCAAGGCTGAAATCATGCGTATGGATATGAAATCGAATAACGATCCGAAATATCACGATGCAGGTGAAATCCTGTCTCTGATTGATTTACTGGAGAAAGCACAATGACCATTGAAGAAATCCAAACCGAACTGCGCGACCTTGACGGACAATCTGCTTACGGCGGGGGGGGGGCAAGACATGACCGACTACTTTGAGGCATTGCATGAACTGAATGACGCCATCTACAGGGCTGTCCGGGCGGCTGACAACGAGGACGGTGCCCCTGTGGCGGCTTTGAAAGATATCGCAGCCGACATCGACTGCATCATCGACCACGGCTGCACACGCCGCGCGTTTGAGGACGCGAAGCGGCTGCATGACGGCGCAAAGCTGGCGGGGTTGACGGGATGAGTGATGATCTGTTGAAGCGATTGCGGACATCTTGGGATGCTGACCGTAGCATAATTTCACAGACTGAAAAATGGATGAAGGAACGGAAAGAAGCCGCCGACCGCATCGCGGAACTAGAGGGGCAACTTAAGGCCACACTTGATCGCGAAGCAGAGAGCCAGAAGCGGCATGATTTGAAGATGGACCGGCTGGAGGCCGAGGTGCTGGCGCTGAGGCAGAAGCTGGAGCAATACAAATCGGCTATCACATATGCGGCTATCGTCGTTGATCAGGTCGCCAATGACGAGGACGTAGACCCTAACGCCCTCATGGCGGCGTTGCTCGAAATTGAGGTCGTTGCGCCCAAGAAACTGGAGGACAAGACTGATGAGTGACGCACCTGAATACATTGGCGTGCATTTTGAGGAAGATCATAAAATGCACGGCACTTGGGCTGGCCCTGCAAAGGGGCATATTTATGTAAACATTTTAAGGCATCAGAAGGTGATAGATCGCGCCGAAGCCGCAGAGGCCAAGCTGGCGAAGGCGGTAACTCGCCTACAGCACATTGCGGCAAATAAGATCACCGATGAGCTTACTGTAATTGAGTGGGACACACATGACACGTTTACCATACTGGATACGTGTATTTCCAAGGCGCGCACCACCCTCGCAGAACTGGAGGACAAGACCGATGAGTGACATGGATTTATGGTTTGAGGACAAGCGGGCCAACGGCTGGGAAATGCCATCTGCCTCGTGGTGGAAGCGACTACCCGTCGTTCGCCACATAAGAGCCGTTTACCATCGCGTTCGGCTAGGTCACCACAACGCGTTCTATATGTCCATCGGCATGATACCCAGCGGATATGACAACTGGGTTATCTATGGCATCGCTAAGGGAATGGAGCGCAAACCATGACCTTCTGGACCTTCCTGATCCTGACCTACCCCGTGCTTGGCGAAGACGTTGAAAGCGTCGTCATGTTCCCCAGCATGAAAGCCTGTGGTGACGCCATGCCCGCGATCTACGAGCCGATACGGCAGACCTATCCTGACAGCATGGCCCAGTGCCACGAGACGAGGATCTTGTCATCATCGCTCAGACCACTTGCGCGTCCGTCCGTGATTGAATAGATAGGCTTCATGGCCTTAACTGAGCAAGAACAAGACGCCATTAACGCATGGCTCAAAGAGAATAAGCCGGTGAGGTATCCCACCGGCTATTCGTCTATTTACGACGAGTTCGGGGTAAAACGTACCAGCCTGAAATTCCGTATGGCTGGCATAGCAAAGCGCATCAGAACGGCACTCAAGAAATCAACAGGAATGACACATCGCGACTTGGCAAAACATCTCGTTCTGCCATACGATGATATTGTAGCTGTGTGCCGCAAGCACAACATAGAGGTAGAGAGATGAAGGTTATTGAATTTCCGAAGCAGGAAGATGAAGACAAGAAGGACATTCAAGCGTTTTTGGATGAAGTCAAAAGCATAGCCGAAGAAGAAGGTATCACAGACGCAGTTGTGATTATGATGGACGCAGATGGGCAGATTGGCCTATCCGTAGCCAGCAGCTACATTGATACTACAGCGATGCTGACGATTGCTCTCAAGTCGATCTAGGAACGAACACTGTCTCTTTTGCGTCAGGTTCAAACAATCCCCACACGCTATCGTCCTTACCAGTCATCTTACTATCTTCAATCCACTTGACGCGACCGATGACAACGATCTTACTGCACCAACGCATGTAGGGTGCAGCCTGTTTGGTGAAGAGCCAATTTGCATCGAAGATCATCCAGGTTGGCACCATTTGAGCATAATGTTCAATGATGGGATGTAGGATCTTACGGTTCCAAGGTGGATTTGTGATCACATAATCAGCCGATACATGGCTGACCTCAAGCGCATCTCGCTTACATACACGCCCATCCATAGGCTCAACATCACAAGCGTATTTGCAGGTGTGACCAGCCTCTTCCAGATGTCGTATGAGGCGACCATCACCGGCGCATGGCTCAAAGAAGGTAGAGTTTGGCTTTAGGTGTGGCAGCAGAGGCTCTACAGCGGCTTTAGGTGTTGGGTAAAAGTCACGTTCTACACGCTCGAAGTTTGATCTTTTCCCCATACGTCATGTCCTTTTTGTATTGCGCTAATCGTGCTTTGGTGTTAGCAGTTGGATGCAATCGAATCAAGGAGAACGGATATGATCCAAAATGTATATTTCACCCGCATCGTAAACGGAGATAAATGCTACGGCTTCGGTGTCACCGAGGACGGTAAACAGGTTTATCTACCTGGTCATATGGTTGAGAACTTTGACCTGACAGTCGATGACGTTGGAACCAAGAACAAGATGGCTCTGGCAGAAGATCCAGCCGGTAAGGTGGACTACATGGGCGTTGCACTCCTCATCGAGGACAGCGCCCTCCAGCAAGCCTATGAGTGGACCAAGGAAGAAATCGAGCGGCTTGAGGGTATCTTGGATGAGCACAAGATTGCGTACTAAAGCGCAACCTTGAACCGACTAACTTCGCCACGATCCTTATGAAACGTAATGCTCTGCATCTCAGCCCGCGCACTATATGCGTGGGCTGTTGCATATGCGTCCTTGGCTGTAATGGCGCGTAACTGTTCCCAAGTGCAGCCACCTATGTCTTGGCTCTTGTGATGATGCAGGTGGCCGGTGAATAGAAAACGGTATTTGGTTCTGCCCCAAATCTCTGACCATCTATCCGCCAGATACATCACAATGCGTTCGGCTTTGCCCTTGTCTCCGTGATGACTGGCAATGAGGCACTTGCCAAACTCACGCACGAAGAACTCACCTGGCTTACGCTGGACTGAGACACGAGGGTTATCGCGATACCTCTCTGCCAGAGCAAACAGAACGCCCATATAGGCGGATGAGTCATGATTTCCGGGGAGCACGACGACAGATACCCTCTCATGTTTCTTGAGGGCCGCTTCTGTAGATGCGGCAAGTGTCTGTATTGCCATGTCCAGATTTCGGAAGTGGCGCGTATCAACATCCAGTTGATGCTTTGATTGCGGTGTCTGGTTCGTCTGGTCATCAGCATGAAGTAAATCACCCATAGCGACGATGATAGCTTCACTTGATGCTGGTGACGACGCAAGGCACTGCCCAATCCCATCAAGCACTCTGTTCATGGCAATATCAGCATTGTAGGATTCGCCAGTCTCGTCCTTCCATGCGTACATTCCGAGATGGACATCAGGAAGAGGATAGAGCGTCAGCAGGTCGCTGTCCGCCGTCTCAGGACCACGGACAGTCGGAAGGGCTGGAACGGCCTCCAGCGCCTCCTTTATGCGCGTTGCCACGTCCTCTGGTTCCGCTCCACCCTTCGGCATCTGAAAATACAGACTGGCACCATCTGTCTTGATCCAGCCTGAGTGCAGAACCTCAGCGTCTTGCATACCGACTTCGGACATTGCACCTTGAACGGCTGGATCTGCATCGAGGTATTTTTTTGCAGCTTCTAAGTGACTGCGCAATGTACCTCGCCCAATACCGAGGGCTTTGGCGGCTTTTTTCTGTGAGCCATGAATCTTCATGGCTTCAACGGCTTCACGTTGTTTCGGTGTCATTCAGAAATACCTTTTCCAGCTTTCGTGGCAATGGGTCTTACCCATAAGCAAAACAAGCGGGGACCAGCCCCGCTCAAGTCTTTTATGCCATGCCCATGCGCACCATGAGCAATTCTTGCCGCGAATAAGTCTATGGGTGAGTCTGGAGATGTTTTCTATTCGCATAGGCTTGCTCTGGTCTCGTTGTGGATAACGATCTCCCTGAGCAAGTTTTCGTCGTTTTGAGCCAAATAGTCAACAACTTGGTTGGATTCAAAATATAGCGTTGAAGCTATATCGCAATAATTCCCTTCAGGTTGGGCGCATCCAGCAAGCAGAAAGACGAGCATCAGTCCTTTTTTACCCATTGCCTTGCCCTGTCCACGAAAAAAGGATCATTCTGGATTTCATCTCGAACGTCTTTTGCATCACGCATGGCTTCTAAGTTGTCGCGTGACAACTTATTGCGTTGGTCCTCTACGCCCTTGCGGTAGAGATAAACCCCCATGAAGGCGAGGACAGCAGCGCCAGCGGCGTAGAGGTAATGCTTAACGATCCCCATCGGCCCACTTCCTCAGCCGTTCGCGCATGATGAAAAGAGCAGCAAGGATGATGACGCCTGTAAAGCCTAGCACAATGTATTGCGCCACATCGTCTAGCGCACCTATCGCCGTCGCAGCGGTGCCTGCCGCACCCCCGATTGCTGTAGCAGACGCCCGCATAGTCTTTGATTGAGTTGGGCTTGTGCGTTCAGGTCTGTCTCCCATCCATGATCCTACCTTGAAGCCAGGACAACCTTTATTACTGTATTCATTGTGGCCGCTAATTTTCTTGATGGACGGAAAGTCATTGCACAAAGATACAAT